TTTTGTTGCAAGAGACTGCATAGTCATCTGTGCGGCATCTCCGCTACTTTGTAAAACTCTTACATTTGCAGCGTCAGTCACGGTCGGAAGATCATTCTCATACACGTCATTTCCTGTTGCAGCAGCAGTAGCCAATGTTGATATTTCTGACAAAGAGGAAGTTTCAGACAGAGCGGAAACCATTCTTGTCGCAACCATATCCACCATTTCATCTACTGTCACATTCTGTTCGTTACCGTCTTTGTCAACAGCTTTGAAACCAACAATATTATCTAAATTCAATTCGCTCATAATATCTAATTTTATAAAGTTCTAATATAAGTTTTCCACGCATTTGAAGTTCCGCCAACCGACTTGTATAGCTTCTTCCTGCCACCTTTTATCTTGTACCGGAAAAGGTTTCTCCCGTCATAGTTAACGGGGTAATCCGGATTTCCTTCATTGGAGTACGCCTCCATTTCGTATGATATGGTATAATACGCCGAACTCGCTGGATGGCAGACAGGGTTTCCTTTAACCCACTCGACAAAATACCGCCAGTAGTATCTTACCCATGATCCTGCAACTTGTGCTTGACGAAGGTGTATGCTCTCATGAGTCATACTTTCCTTACCCGCATAGGTCTGCATGTACTTATCTATGTCCTCCTTGTTCTCAGCACGGTAGATCATCCGCCCGCACCACATCATGAAACGATATCCCTTGAAAGGATAATGCTTCATGGGAAGCAACTGAGGACTTTCAAAATCACCCGGCTTGCTTGAAAACAGCATCTTGATCAATTTCCATAACTCTTTCATAGCGTCTCTATTTCAGATTCAAGTTTGGCAATATGGTTGTCTATACACATGTTTACCTCCTCGTTGAAGTTCGCGATATCCAATTCCACACATCCGGAACTTGACCGGGTGCCACTGTAGATACGGACAAACCCTCCGTTATTCAATGTTTCCTTGGCCAACTTTAATTTAGCAAGTTCGTTATTGATCTGGCTGGCACGACCCAAATTCTCAATCTTCATTGTGTTCCTCCTTTTCTTTTTTATCCAAATAATCATTCAGTGAGTCCGCCAGCAGACCGGGCAGCATGGATGTGGAGCGTCTTATAATATCCACCTCCTCTTCGTCAATCTCGACACCTTCAGCGGTAGATTTGAATATCTTCTCAGCAAGAAGATGCGCCTTCAATCCCGCCACGTTCTTGTATATCCAGTCACCGAACGCATCGGTGATGTTGCTGGCGACAAGCCTTTCTTTTCTGATCCCGTCATAAAGGGGAAATTGTACAAAATTTATCTTCATAATATATTGTTTTAAATTATCCGCAATATGCGATTACCCATTGATGGTTCATATCAAACCAAAGTATAAAACTATGCTGCAACGGTGAAAAAGACGTTGTTGTACTTCCATCCGCCTGATTACGGAAAGTAGCTCCAGTCAATGTCACTTTTGCTGTATAGTATTTCTTCAAAAACAGTATTTTACCTTCTGGCACCGCAACAGGCATAGATACCGTAATATCAGATGAGTTTGTAAACGACACGATATCATCATTCCTATTCAAAGTACCGCTTTGAGTCACATTCCTTCTATTCAATACAAGTCCTCTAATATTTACATTCTTATTCGTATCAGGCCATAGATACATGTTTCCTCCTTCAACGAAAAGCGGAATACCAGCTGCCTTTATTTTTACACCAAATGAATCTCCAACAGAATTCACATTTAAGCCACAAAGCATTGTATTCCCTTCAATATCGGTAACTTCCGATAGCCCTCCCAACTTTACGTTTAATGAATTGTACTCGTTATAAAATTCAATTTCAGTAGCAGACAAATTAAATCCTACATATTTATTAGTATTATTATACAAAACTTTTGATGACAATTTTCCAGAAGCTATACTGAACGGACCTATACTTCCGCTTTCCGCTGTTATCGTTCCGGTTATATCCGCGTTCTTGCATTTGAAATACCCAGTCTTTCCGTTTATCAAAAGAGTCTCACCCTCATCATTGTATGATTTAAGTACATTGTTACTGAACATGAATCCAGCCACATTCGCACCATCGGCAAACAGAGTATCAGTAGCGATATTCACAAACTTCTGCATGGCCTCCCAGTTGGAATCCCCATTAACGGATGTTGGGGCAGCGGTAACAGAAGCTCCGTAATTCTTTACAAGAAAATTGTAATAAACTCCTCCGATCAGATATATGATCTTGTCTCTATAATCCGCATTCCATATGTAAGTCTGTCCTGACGTGAACACACCTCTGTCACGGGGAAATGCCCCAGTTGCTCCTGTTGTTCCTGTAGCACCATCATTAGCAATACCAACCCCTTTTTCAGCGACGAAATTATTATTCCATGCGTTCGCGTCCGATGCGGATTTATAAGCCCGTATGGCAAACTGGGTGTATCCGGCTGTTGCAGGAACGGATATCTGATTACTTAATGTGGCACCAACATGAGCCAGCCAGCTTCCGTTATATTTGCGCGCGACAAGATAGAGCCTGTTCGTATCGCTCACATTTCCGCCTACATTCTGTTTCATGGTAACGACAAACGCTGACGGTGACGGTGTTCCTGTTGACGTGAAGTTTATCGTGCTTACCGGGCTGTCAAGCCAGTACGATGCGGACGGTTCGACAGCGGAAGTCATTTCCTGCCAGTCCGGGTTAATTACCTTATCCGATCTCTTTCCGGAAAGTATGTAACCACCATCCTTCTTTCTCAGATAACGCCCTCCTCTCGCACGAAGTACCGGAAGTGGCGGATTTGATGTCTCAACCTTGCTCAGGTAAGATCCTCCTGCAAACGATACCGTGCTGTTTTTCGCATAAGGTGTGTTGGCTGACTCCCAATGGCCGGCTGCTGTGATGCTTTCACCATCCTTTCCGTCAGAAAGCATTGGAACAGTTTCAACATCCACCATCTGGTTATTCACGTAGAAGACAAACTTCAATGTTTTCGTAAAGTTTGCGCTTGGAATGGATGTATTGTTGTTCATGGTGGTTTCAGTCCCACCATCTATGCTGTATTTCAATGTACCGTCCGTAGTGGTGGATATTACGCCTCCCACTGACTTCTGCCTGTAACATGATACGGAAGACACACTGTAGTTCCCGTTCTTGTCCTTGCTTACCGAGCTGGAGGAAACGACAATGCTATATAGTATTGCATCCGCACCGTCCGCACCTCCACGGACTCCTGCCACGGTGAATGTCAGATCACGGGAATACTGTTGACCGTTCTTTGTGGCTCTGATTGTTATTTTCACCGTATTTGTCGCAGCAAGAGTGGCACCGGCAGATACCGATATTGTGACCACTCCCGTATTCTTGTCTGTCGCACACAGAAGATTGGTGTCCGGTGTACAGGTAATGCTGTCAAGCGTGAGCTTCTCTGTTCCGTACCACATGCTGACAGTTGTATTCCAAGTCTGAGAGGAAACCACCTTTCCGTCCGAAGTAAGGGCTGCATTGACCATCTCGTTATCGAAGTCCGCCATGATGGCGTTCTCCCCGTCCTTACTCCAGCGGTGCACAGGGGCCGGATCACTAAACTCTGACCACACTCCGTTTTCCTTGAAACGCTTGCAACCCCATTCAACCTGATGATCAGCATCCGCCCCTTTAAAATCATCTGTCCATCCTTCCGGAACGTAATCATCCTTCTGCTGGCTGTCCGGTTTTGCCGGAGGATTGTCTATGATATTCCCTCGTGTATATATATACTCATAATCCGTTCCGTCCTTACCGTCCGAAATCATGAGCTGCCATCTTCCGTCCTGATAGATGTAGGTAGCCCGGTCGGTCGTGTTACGGTATGAATCACCGTTTTTCGGATTATCCGGAGCCGTTGCGAATTCACCAAGGAAGGTGATGCTCTCACCTTTCAATTCACGTCCGTCAAGCAGCATGTCCCAGTCATCGTTAACCTCCCAGTCGGCAGGTTTTCCGGCAAGATAATAACCACCGTCCTTCTTTCTCAAGAAACTTCCGCCTTTTACACGCAGTATTCTGATGGGAGGATTGGATGTCTCCACCTTTGAAAGGAATACACAGTTGGCAAGAGTGACCATCGTGTTGGCGCTATACGGTGTTTTGGATGATTCCCAATGACCTCCACCGACTACAGACAGGCCCGGATCACCTTTTTTCCCTTCTGACACTTGTTTCAGCCATGCCGGGTTATTATCTGAAGGTTCTGTTGTCGTTCCGTTATCATCAACACACAACCACAGAGAACCGTTGTGCGATACCCTGTTATAATAGGCGTACTTTCCTGCTGACCATTCGCCCTTATCCAGCGGAACACGGATCTTGTTTCCCGTTATCTCGTCTATTTGAAATATAAGACCAGTCATCAGTATATTTTGAAGGACTGCTGAATAATTGTCGCAGTTGATTCCGTTGATGGTCATGCCTTTCTTCTTGCCGAACCACGAAGCATCTGTGCCGGTTCAGGGTCCCAAGTGTTTGCATTGTCAAATAATGTAATGCAGTTGTTTCCGTTGACGGAATCAATAAGTATATAAGTCTGACGTTCCGGGTCTGTGAAGTTACCAGTCTGTGCAAGAACCATCTGTTCGGCAGGTTTCCAGTCAGAATGCCCCGGACGGGGAATGGCAGTAAACTTCTTGGCGGTGTAATCCGCGGAAGTCACCCGGAATTTCATCTCTTCAAATCCGTTCAGTTTGCCTTCGCTGTTCTTCGTCACAAAATAGGTGGTAAGGATATCATCCACAAACTGACTCAATCCGTCCGCATCCGTCAGATCCGGAGTGATCGTGTAGGTACCATCACCATTATCCGTGTATGACAATACAGTACAACCACCACCGGGAGAGCTTACCATACGCCCTTTGAAGTATGTTACTCTATTAAAAGCCGCCTCTGGGAAGAATACACGCTTACGGAAAACTCCACTTTCCATTTCAAGGTTGCCATCCTCGTCAATGTAACCTCCTGAAACTCCTGTAATGAACTCACCGAACTTAGCATAATTCTTAATCAATACTCCGCCTAGCAAGGATAGCAGGAAATTCGTAGAATCCTCCTTGTCTTTCCTTATAAAGAATTTCGACAACTCGTTTATATCTCCTCCACTTCCCTGAATCGCAACAACCCTGTCTTTGTTTGTCCTTATATAAATTGCAGGATTCTTATCATCATTATGTATATATATCTCCCCTTCGTTCAATCCTTCCAGCCGTTTTTCAAAGCTCGGAGAGATTACAGGGACAATAGGATTACCGTCAACATCTGTTTCAGATCCGTACCACAATATTTTTATAGGATGATTTCTAGACATAACTACACGTAATTTTCGTTTACAAATGCCGCTTGCGCCTTCTTATACTTCAGTACATCATCCTCTTCCGGATTACTCAGCAAAAACGCGATACCGGATGAAGATGTGGCCTCCTCTGTCTTCCCTCCTATACCTGCTATATCGTTTTTCATCGGTCTAAGAGTTATCTTATAGATAAACATCTGCTTCCTTGCTATCGTATCAAGCTTCTCCGGCACAGAGTCACCTTCCCGCACGTACAAACTGCCATCTATACTGACGTGAGAGAGACATAGTATCTTATTAAAAAATTCTGCTATATAATATGGCACTCCACAACTGGATCCGAAGACAAAATCAAATGTCTTGTAAGGAATGGAATACATCTCTATTATTTCCTGTTTCTGGTTTACGAACTGCTCGTTCTCCACTTTCAACTCCACTCCATCCGGTTTAAATCCCCCCACTATCCTAAACTGGAACATCTGTTGGGCATCATCAATCCAGAATATATTATCGAATGCTGAATTGTTGTCCTTATGCGAATATTCTATAAGTATCGAATCACCTACATTCTCACATACGCAGAACTCCTCACATTCGTTACTTCCTATTGTGACTGTATATATTCCCTCCGAAGGAGATAGCGAAGCATAATACATCTTTACGCTTTCGTTGACATCATAAGTAAGCAGCGTTATCGCCGATGAAGTTCCTTTAATTTTGTCGTTTAATGAAGCAGCAGGCGTTTCCCCATTGTCACAGAACACCTGCAACAGGATGTTATCTGACAGTGAGAACACCTGTCTGAAACACCCCGTATTTGAATACTTGTATTTCAACGGGTTAAAAAAAAGCGGGCAAACATCTCCGATTGATATCATGGTCTTTTCGTCAGTTCCAGCAGCTTGTGACTTCACAAGCTTTCATTGCAAATATAATAATTAAAATCCTAATATCTATATTGAATTTGATTTTTTCACAATCAAAGCAACCTTAGAACTCTGTGATTTTGTGAAATTGTAATCAGCCTGCTGGTAATATCCCTGTATAACTTTTCCTTGATGCTCGAATTCAACAATACCGGTTAGATCTTCCGGTAGTTCCACATCCGAAGTTTCGAACTCCACTTCCGCCACAGTAAACAGGTTTTTTAAAAGAACTATGTCCCTATTCTCTCCCATCCCGTCAATACCAACATCACTGTTCCCCTCCGAGGATGCGAAAGTCAGTTTTCCGACAGACGAACCGATATACCCCTCGTTAGCCACAACCATTGAAGAAGGCGAATACATGGCATTGAACATCGTCGAAGGACTAAGAACACCACCTATAATATAATCACGGTCCAATATGTATTTCGTACCGGACGAGTTAAGTTTCACGCCAACCATAAACAGATCTGTATCACTTTCATCATCCGTAGTGTCCTCCCCTATCTTGTCTGCAAGAAATTCTATACCGTATGCGTCCGCACGGTATGGAGATATCATCTCAAGACTGTTATCCGTCATATTCACACCCGTAGTATATTCGTTCGCAAACCGGAACTCATCCTTCCCGTTCGCTGTGTCGTAGTCCTGCTTGTCGAATCCTATGCGCAATCTGGAATACACCAATGCCGAATTAACCTTCATCTCATAGCCGGATAAATCACCTATTCTCTTTACCACATTATTCGAAAAGTACTTGCTCCTGTGTCTGAATGTAATTGTATTCCCCGATATGTCATAGGCATAACCGAACACGTAACTCATCCAGTTCGCAAACTTTGTGAATGATGTATATATTTTGGCTCCCGGAATCTTACGGGCTGATTCAGCCGCCAATATCATGCAATTATCAAGCCTTCTATCCCCTTCGCTCTCTATCACTCCTGTCAGTCCGTCTTTCTCATCATTGACACTCTTTAGGACCCTGTTCAGTAATGCTTCAGGACTTACCAGATCCATCTCTACCGGATTAATCCTGTTTTTCCATGATATCGTAACACGACTTTTTGAATCAACCGGATAAACAGCAGCTAAATTAGGTCCAGACTGTTCTCTTCCGGATTGTACTTTACAGAGAAGTACAAGCTTCTCCCCTTTATCTAAAAATACATCATGATGTGCAGAATATTCTTTTTCTATCAACCCTGTGGAAACTGTTTCATAAAAATCTTCACTGATTGTTTCCAATGTTTTTTTATCAGTTCCAATTTTAGCCAGCCGGAAACGTACCCCGTTAGTCCAGCCCCATGGTGATATGATATTATAGCTGATCCAAAATTTAAAATCAATATCAACAGACAGATTTATGCTTTTTATGGCGGAAACTAAAGTATCATCATTTTTACGATCATCCAACACCTCAGTTCCTTCATCATTTACATAATGATCCACTACACTCATATACGATTGATCCCATACTTCCGTAGCATTACCAATATTAATATCAGTTGCTTCTGTATATAATGGCATAGGAAGCCAATGCTCAGCAAAATCCATTGATACATAATTATCCTGATCCGGAATCTCCCCTACTTCTCCATCGTATATGTCACCTGTAGGTATCCATTTTGCCGACTCCGATAGTTCGAGCCCATCATAAACAAGTGGGATGGTGCTTCTCATCTCATCAACCGGATATTCGTATTGAGTGCCCTTCTTTGCCTTTATCATGGAAGCCACGCTGTCATCTACTGCATTTATCTGAAGTATATGCCCATTATCCTGTAATGTCGAGAAATTAAGAGCACAGTTGAACTGTTCATTGTACAACCAGCTGTTATTCCTTGTACTTATGATTATAGACGCGGAAGCATTCAGATACTTTTCATCATACTGTTTCAACAGCAATCCACGCGCCCCTCTTGCGAACGAAAACTTGTTTGAAAAAGTACGTATGACACCATCATAGTCACTCCTCTTAAAACTAGCCTTCACTTCGTCCCAGTTCTCAAGGTCATCAGTAACCCGGTATCTCAGACCATCTATTAATAATTCACATCGGTAAAACATTCTGTTATTTTATTTATTGTATATTATATAAACTAAGCTAGTTTTCATTTATTAAAAATTATTAACTTTACTTCGAAATCATAGTTTTTGTTTGCATTCTGGCTGTGAAGTCTGATTATTTTTTAAATGTGTTATTCCCGGCAAAAGTGACCGTTGATTTTAAATACAAACATTTCCCTCCCTTATCATATTAGATATGACTATGTGAATTTTATCAAGAAATCTATTACGCTCCGCAACATCAAGATAGGTTTCCTTCTTTTCCTTCTTATATGCTTTTACAGAAATATGATACAAATAATACAATTGATCGTAAATCTTATGCCATACATCCTGCTGTTTGGTGTTCGTTGCGGATGCATATTTGTTCACCAGCTGACGAACCTTATTTCGTAGCGATATTTCGGGCAACTCTTCTGATGACATTGATACCGATAACAGAATTTTCCCGTTTTCCTCTCTTTCTTGCTCCATTGCATCAAGACGTTTTTCAACATTATCAATACGTCTGCTTTGTTCAAGCAACGCTTGTGCGGATTGGACAAGTATTTCAAGTTGAGATAATGGTTTCTGCTTTTCTTTCAGAGCTTTTTCCATTGCTTCAAAAGCATCGTAGAAATCAGATTTAAAATCAAAAGCCTTTTTACCAGTAAATCCCATTGCTAAAAGAGTAAACCCTTTCCTATTCATGATATACATTTGATTCTCCTTACCACTTGAATCAATGTATGTTGCGATAGAAAACAACTCACCACATTTTTGTGGTGACTTCTCAATCATTTGATTTACTGAGCGAAATACACTATCATGTCTCTTTTCAAACTTCTCAGCCACTAATAGGCTATTAGTTAAAACTTGGTCATTCTGACCTTTAAAAACTAAATCTGTCATATTGGGAAATCTTTAAATTATATCAGCTAAAAATTAAGAAGATTGATTATACCTTGCCTACCAATTCCGGTAATCTTTCTATGGTAGATAATATGGCCATTATCCGTGACTTCTTGTTTTATGTCAAACCATCCTAGGGTTGCGTACTTGGTGTATGGTACCCATGTCTGGTTTACCTTGTACTGTACTCCAATATCCTTTAAGCGTTTATTTAGCTCGATTGCGGATTTAAGGCCCAGTTCTTTAGCTACTTCCGTACATGTATAGTTCTTATTTACATGCGTAAGAATAGTTACCTGTTTCTCGGCTTCAATGCGCGCTGACCGCTCTTCCTTCAACTTGGTGAGAAGCTCGATTCCGAAATCCGGATTATTTAAAATTTGGTCTATAACGTTATCGGTAGCATAGATACCGTGTTTACGGATAGATGGCAAAACGTCATGTATAATCCATCTTTTATAAGGTCTAACCTTATTACTGCTGCTTAACAATAGAGTGTCATATAATCCTGATTCGTTCACAAACGTAGCCATTGAGTTACCAACAATCTCCATATCTGGATTTAGGGCGTGTAAATCAATCATTTGCACATCTTCTTTTTCCAACCTTGACTTAATCGATGAAGGATTAGTTAATTCAACCACCTTACATATATCAGCCAAGCAAAACAATGGTTCATCACTTGTACCAGCTACACGAACCTCACCAAAAGCCTCATTCTTGAAAATCTGAATGTCATTCATAACTATGTCTTTTCGTCCGAAGAAAACGTACCGTGCTCCTTTACACGGAAAAAGGAAAGCCGCCAACCAAATGATGCAATATTGTGGAACTCTACACCAAATGACCGACGGCTTAATATCTTACGCAGACAGAGTTCCACCAATGTCCTCATTCATTTCCGCAGCTAAATTATTTAAAAAAGGTGCATCATATAAACAAATCAATCATTTTAACATAATTTTATATACTAATATCCCAATCATTTCCTTTTTCGGTTCAATTCCTCTATTTCGTCACATGTCTGCCTCACAAGACAGGCATAAGCCCCGGCGGTCCATTCTTTCAAATTGATATGCATCTTATTATATTTCCCTATCGCTACAACTTCGTTTATAAATGCCTTTTTTGTAGGTTTTTCCTTCGGCTCTTCATTTTTTTCCTTACTTATTTTATCCAAATCATATTGAGCACGGGATTTTAACGCTGAGATTCTCGAAGACATACCGGATATATCCGACTTCTTACAGGAGTATCCTATCTGCAACAGTATGTCACACACATCATCATACATCTTAAGCCTCATCATATTCTCACACGCCTTCATCAGTTCCACGGTCATCGCAAGATTCATCCTCTCATTGCAATTTAAGATCTCGGCTAACAACTGTCTTCCGCTGACTATCTCCATATAATCATTAATGACTTTTTCAGAATCGTGATCCTTATCCCCATCCTTAAATTCCACATCATTCCCCTCATTTGTGTATATCTCTATAAAAACAGACAGTGGTATCTCATATATGTCACTTGTATACTTCATAATCAAATCTTTTTTGAAAATTGTTGATAGTTATTCTCCTTTATCGCCATCGCAAGTCTTGCAAACCCAATCTGCTGGGACTTTTTCAACGATTTTATCTCCTTCTCCAATTCACTGTAGTCGTTGACTATTGATATCGGCGGAAGATTGTTTTCGCTCCTGTATGCCATAAGACCGTCAAAATCGCTTGCATGAGCCATCATTCTCTCCATATCCACCGCATAAGGTATTACCTTCGCCCCTCTGGGAATATCAACCAATGTCGGAACAGACGGTGTAATATATGCACCATTGTCTGTAATGACAGTTTCCGGAACTCCTCCATCACCGACTACCGCAAGTCCTCCCTTATGGGAGTCTGTACCCTTGGCGTACTTAGGTATAGGAGTCGCTATAATGGTAGCAAGTTGTATCGCCCCCATAGCACCTAGAGCCGCTATCATAGGTATTGCAGCCGGGAAACCTAATTGTTTTATCGTCTGCAAAATACCACCTGCAATCTGTATTGCAGCCTCAGCTATACTAGTAGCCTTCTCAAACTTCGCCTGTTTTGTCCTCAATGCAGCTTTTTTCTTTTCCAATTCGGCGTTCTTTTGTGCCGTTTTATCTTCAGCCGCACGTTTACGCGCCTCAGCTTCTTCGGTTGTTATAGCCCCCCTTTCCTCTAAAGCCTCTATCCGTGAAATCTCCTCCTCTCCTGCTTTCTCATTCATATCCTGTTCAGCCTCAACAGCCTCAATCTGACGCTCATAAATGGATGATATCATACTTCCAATACCATTTACCATCGCCCCCCACATTTCGGTAGTTTTTTTTATCTTCTCGCCGTCTGTAAGTTCATTCCATACACCTGATATCTTATCGGAAATTATACTGAATCCCTTGTCCATCCCCTCGAATATACCAGCAAACGGACTATCGATATCTGATGCTAAATCTTTCAACTCGGAAGAATAACCTTTCAGTGCTTCGAAGTTTCTTCGTGTGATCTCTTGTTGCTCTTCCGCTTTTTCCAGCTGATCATCCGCATTTATGGAACCTATCTCTGCTTTCATTGCTCTTATGGATTCCCTCAGTATCTCAATCTGCTGATTGCTTACTACACCAGACGCTTCCGCTATTTCAATCATTTTCTCAGCGGCATCTATCTGTATCTGTAATTGCTCGTTCGCAGCTTTCTTTTCCAATTCACGCATGGCTTCATCATATTCTTTTCGTGACATCAGCCCTTTTGCGTAATTGGCTGTTACAATATTTTCAAGTTCCTTATATCCAGTACTTGTAGCTGCTATACGGAGAGATGATTGTTCCTCTTCCAGTCTGAGTATCTCATCGGTATGCTTTTTCTTTTCCTCAATCCTTTTTTCATCAGCCTCTGCCAACTTCTTAGTATATTCTTCATTCTCTTTCGCTATCTTCTGCATTCTCTCTTGAGCCAACATTTCCCGGAGTTTGTTCTCTTCCTCAGAATACCCCTTTATAGCTGCAATCTGATCGTTATATCCTTTCTCTATGGCGGCAATATTCCTTTGGTGCTCATCTTCAATGAGGGAAACCGACAGATCAGCCATTTTACTCCTAATACCCTTCATGTATTGCATTAAATCATCAGATGCTTTATCGGCAGAATGAGGATCAAATGTAACATCTCCAATATTAATAGAGCTTGCTATTTCTTTACTGGCCTTATCTGCTTGATACAATTGATTTAATAAAGAACCTATTTCTTTATCCAAGTCTTCAACCTGTTTGTTTAACTTCCCATACATGTCTCTAGCTGTATCCATAGCTGCCCCTTGACTGGATTCATATTGCGCTTTCATCTTATCTCTAGCAGATTCAAGTTTCGCGCGTTTTTCTTCTTTTTCTGCCAACTGATCTTCCAAGTCTAATTTTTGCTTAGCCTGTTCCACAAGACGATCTTGCACGGCTCTAGCTTTAGCTGAAGCCAATATGGCATTAGATAACCTTTGATAACTATCAGCCGCTTTACCTGCAAGAATATTTTCATCACTTATATTTTTAAAGTATGAAGGATATTGCTTTTTAAGTTCCTCAACTGCTTTTTTCCGTTCTCCCATAGGTTTATTCAAATTGACAGCAGCCCTATATAATATATCCAATTTAACAGCTTCATCTTGGGCATTTTCCACACCTTCTTTTTGAGCTTTATTCAAATCTTCCTGAATCTGTTTTAGATAATCAATTTCTTTTCTCGCATCAAACAGACTGCCAACCCACTTAGTTATCTCACCTCCATAGCTTGATAAAAGAGTTATTCCAACAACCAAAGCTGTCTGCCAACTAAAAAGAGATCCTAATACTTGTTTAAATACAGGCGTAGCAGTTTGCCCCGATTTCTTAAGAAGTTCATATTCCACTCTCGCTTTCTTTAACTCATCAACAAACATAGGAAGGTTATTGGATATAGCTAGAAAGAAAGTATTTGCTCCGACAGACAAAGCCGGAAGCTCTCTTGCGATCTGTTGTATGGAAACATTAAGCCCATTCCAACCCGAAGCATAATTGCCAACATTACGTTGGTAATTACCCATCTGTGCATCTATATCCTTTAATTGCTGGTTCAGCTTGCCAATATTGTTCAAGATATCCATACCTTTTGCCCCCTCACGTGCAGCTTGCGAAAGGTTATAATATTCCTTTTCCAGCTGAAGCATTGAAGCCTTCATCTCGTTATAGCTACCTGTTGTGGAAATTGCCACCTGTGCATGATTTCTCAATATAGCCGAATACTGCTTATTCTGCTCTGACAGCGTTCGTAACTGTGACACTATAGCATCTCTCTTGGACTTGTATTCCTCTTCGCTGATAGCACCTGTCTTATACTCCTTCGATAAATCCCTAAGAGATGTTCTTAAGGCTGAAATTGTTTCTTTATTATCGCTTAATCTACTGTTCAATTCGGCGGCTTGTGCATCAAAAGCCTTTACCGTCTGACGGATTGAATCAAAATCAGCAGCAGTCATGGATATTTTCTTGGATGCCTCTTGGAATGAAACAGAAGCAGTTCCCGCATCCTGTGACACGTTTTTCAAGTCTTCGGAAGCACCTCTCAAATTTACTTTTACCTCCGTAATCTTGTCTGCCAAAGTATTCAATGGTTTGGTAAGAAGCTCTATCTTACGAGAAATATCGGTCAATAACTTTAATTGACCAGCCTGTAATTCAGACAATCTATTTTGAGAAGCATATAATTTGGTAATTGTAGCATTATAGCTGTTAACCTTAGACTGATATTCTTTTAGATTACCCGGCTTGAAATTTATACCCTCACTTAATTTTTTTGTGAAATCCGCATATTCGGAAGATGTGGTTTGAATATTATTCCTTATCTCTTCCAACTTCTTAACGATGTTAGGATCAATCGCATCTTTTATTTTAAATTCTACTCCCGCCATGGTCTTTTCGTCAGTTTTTGGCGATGTATGACTTCATACACCTTCTAAGAACAAAGATAGTGATTTTATTGATTTAATTACGAATAAAATAAAAAGGTTGCGCCAATGTTTTGACACAACCTCATAGAATGTTATTTTTTCTCTTTTTTTAAATCATCAAATAACGGAAATTCTTCACCTAATTTATCAAACCAGCTCTTATATTTTAATTTCAAAGAATAATAATATGTTTCAAAATCTTTAGCCTTATCGCAAGAAACCATGCTATTCATATCACGACTTCCCCACATTACTTTTATCAAATACTCCCTTGCATCACACCTGCTCTTATTGTAAAGCAAAAAAAGGAACTTCGAATACTGCTCAGGATATGAAGATTCAGATTTGTTATAAGGAAATCTCATTTTTTTTACAATTTCATTTACATTATCAGCCATTCTCCATAACTTAAAGAATAAAATAACCTGTAATATTACAAATGCAGCAATAATAAATTCTAATGTTCCCATAATATTTCTTTTAAATAGTTATAATAATTTGGTTGTTTTCGGCAAAGTAATATACATTTAAAAACAATTCAAAGAATTATGGCATATTTGTTTGCAATTTAGAATTTGGATAAATAACAGAATCTATTAAAAAACTTAGTTGATGTTGCTATATAAAGAAACTTTTACTACATTTGCGGCACGAATACAATACTTATATATGGAAAAATGTAATGACTTGCAAAAAATTGACTCTGTAGTGCTTTCAGATTTCATATTGAAGCATTACGGGCCTATGTCGCATCTAAAATTACAAAAGCTGCTTTTTTATTGTGATGCGTACTGCCTTGCCTATTTTGATAAAGAGCTTGTGGAAGACCAATTTGAGGCATGGGTGCATGGTCCTGTCAGCCGCAAGGTTTACGATAGCCTTAAGGATAAGTCCATATTATACAGTGACCTCGCTTATTCGGAAAAAAACGGCGTAGAGGTGGATAAGGAGTTTGAAAAACTCGCCAAAGACCAGCAGGATTTGATTTTATCTGTATTGAAGGACCTTTCAGTATGGACCGGTGTCGAGTTGGAAGCAGCCACTCACCGTGAAAAGCCTTGGATTGAAGCTCGTAAAGGATATTCAGAGGCAGATAAATGCAATGTCCTGATTTCAAAGGAAACAACGCGATTGTTCTATAAATCAGAGATGAATGGCTGAATATAAGGGGAAAAAGAAACCGACGTTTTTCAAAAAGAACAAGGATAGCGTGAATGACACACCACGGACTTCCAACTTTAAAGTTTCATTCCAATATTTCGATGCAACGCAAAAATATGGTTCTTCTTTTAAAGATTGGCAAGGAGTTGGCTTGTTAAGCCGTGCTATGGAAACCTTACATGGTTATTGCTGTTCCCCACTTATGGAACAAGTGGATGGGGACAAGTTTACGATTTACGGTTCTTTCCCACCCAAAGACAAAACCATGTTCGAATATCCGCATCATGTACCGGAAGATGCGAACTGGGCAAGAATACACATAAATGGATCTGCCGTAATCATTGGGCATATTGTGGGAAACACCTTCTATGTAGTCTTCTTGGACAAGACACATAAATTTTGGCTCACTAAAAAAGTTACGGGGAAATAGAAAGGGCATTAAAAATAAAGGAAGTATATTATGTGGACAAACAATCATCAAATAAGTGATTACAGTTCCATTCTTGAGCGAAAATACGGGAAAGAAGGGTCTATTGAAAGAGCAAAGTTCGATGAAGAAGCATACGCTTTCTACACCAGCCAAATACTTGTCGAAGCAAGGAAAGAGGCTAAAATGACACAAAGCGAACTTGCCAGAAGAGTCGGGACGAACAAGTCTTATATATCGAAGATTGAGCATGGACTTATTGAGCCGGGAGTAGGATTGTTCCTGCGCATCATTAATGCGTTAGGCCTAAAATTCGACATCGTAAATCCTATGATGTAAAAGGAATAGGTCTAATT